CTCCATGAGGAAGGTGGCGCCGCTGGCGTCAACGGCGGGAGTGGGCCTCAATGAGCTACTCTCTGCCACCTCAGCACTCTCCGGAGTCATGAGCACCACCGAAGCAGTCGGGTCCCTGCGCGGGGTTCTGGCAGCCCTCAACGACCCTGGCACCGAGGCCCTCAAGACCGCCAAGGCCCTGGGCATCGACTTCTCCGCGACTGCGGTCAAGAGCATGGGCCTGGCCCGGTGGCTCGAGGATGTGAAGGAGAAGACCGGCGGCTCTGAGGATGCCATGACCAAGCTCTTCGGGCCCGTGAAGGTCTTGCAAGGCGTCTTCGCGCTCACCGGAAGCCAGGCCGAGAGCTACGCCGGCATTCTTGGCAAGGTCAACAACTCACTGGGTGCCACGGCCACGGCCTTTGACAAGGTCAACGCCACCGCCGGAGACGCCCTGGGTGACGCCAAGGCCAACCTCGAGGGCATGATGGTCTCCATCGGCAACGCCCTGCTGCCGGCCGTGGGCCAGTTGGCCGGACTGTTGTCTGGCGCTGCTGCTGCCCTGGGGGCGTTCGCGGAGAAGCACCCCATGCTGACGAAGCTGGTGGTGGTACTGACCGCGGTCTCCGCCACCGTGCTGATCATCGGAGGTGCGGCCCTGGTCATGGGCAGCCAGGTCATGGCAGCCATGGCCATGGTCAATGTCTCCACCGGCGGCGTGCTGCTGGCGGTGGGCGCGCTGGTGACTGGGATCACGGCGCTGGTCATGTTTTTCACCTCCGGCACCGAAGAAATGGGCGCGTCATCCGGGATCTTGGCCACGGCCTGGGCCTACTTGAAAAAGGCGTTCTACGCCGTGGCCACTCCGATTGCCTATGGCCTTGGCTTCCTGGTCGGGACGCTCACTGTCGCCTGGCAGACCATCGCGGCCTACACGGCCCAAGTCTGGCCGATGCTGAAGCAGGTCATCCTCGGTGCATGGGAGGGGATCCGGCTGGTGCTGTCCCCCGGCATTGCGGCGCTCACGGGCCTTTTTGTGTTTGCCTGGGAGGGCATCAAGGTCGTCACGAACGCCGCATGGCAGACCATCAAGCTGCTCGTCACCACCGTCTGGAACGGCATCTACCAGTCCGTCGCCCTGGTCTGGAACCTTATCAGCGGGCTCTTCAAGGCGGGGTTGCAGCTGTTGACGGGCGATTGGTCCGGGGCCTGGGAGACCATCAAGGCCACCGGCGAGGCCGTCCTTGGCAACATCAAGAACCTCTTCATGGGCTGGGTGACCTGGATCACCGGCCTGGGTGGGATCTTTATGGACGCCGGCAAGGGACTCATTGGCGCCTTCTGGCAGGGCATCCAGGCGGCATGGGGGCAGCTCAAGACGGACTTTACGACCATCCTGGACAACCTCCGTTCCCTGCTACCTTTCAGTGACGCCAAAGAAGGGCCGCTATCCCAACTGACGGCGTCCGGCTCAGCCTTCGTCACGACCTTCTCGGCAGGCATCAAGGCCGCTGCTGATGTGCCTGTTCAGGCATTGTCGGGGTTGCTGGAAGGCGTGCGGGAGTTGCTGCCCTTCTCCGACGCCAAGACCGGGCCCCTGGCCAACCTCACCACCTCTGGCGCCTCCGTCATGCCGACCTTCGCTGCCGGCATGGAGAAGACCGCTGAAGCCCCAGTCGGCGCCATGGCCGACGCGCTCGGGGGACTCTCCATGAGTCCGGTGACTCCTGCGGCCTCGGCCGCACCTGTGGAGTCAGGAGGGTCCGGAGGTTCCGTCGTCTTCCAGCCCGGGGCCTTCAACATCACCGTCTCCGGCGCGGGCGCCCTCGACGATCTGGAACTGCGCCTCACCGAAATCTTCTCGCGGGCCGCCCTTCGCCTCGGAGGCGCCAATGCCTAGCCGCCTTAACCAAGGGATGCAGGTCGTCACGCTGGGCGCCGTGAAGTCCGATGGTACTCCGGACATCGCCAATTCCCTGTTTCGCTTTCCGGTGCCCCACCAGCAGATGTCCATCCGGCAAGGGGTGAAGGTTGACGAGGTCGATGTCCCCGGCCGCTCCGGCAAAGTCAAACAGGCAGTGGGCTACGAGGACACCGAGATCAGTGTGTCGGTAACCCTGGTCGACCTCGAGGACCGCGCCGGCGTCGTCACCAAGTCCGCCCTGGAGCAGTTCCAAGAGCTGCAGAAGGCCTTCCGCGACCGCTCCGAGCCTGTCTCTGACTCAGGGACTCAGGCCAAGACGGCCACCACCGGCGTGCCCACCATCTTCTCCATCCAGTCCAGGCTCACCGACGCCTGCGGCATCAAGACCGTGCTCTTCAAATCGCTGGAGGCCTCCGAGTCGCCGGGCGAAACCTCGCTGGAGGTCTCCATCACCTTCACGGAGTTCGAACCCGTGGCCAGGCAGATTGAGAAGCGTGCCCTGGAGCAGGTGGCCAAGGCCCAAGCCACCAAGGAGGCCAAAGAGGCAGTTGGGTATTCAGAAGCCGCCCACACCGCCGAGGTCGGGGAAGAAGATCCCCTCGCTGCTGCCTTCCGTCAGGGCAAGTCCGACGCAATGGGAGGGCTGCCCGAATGAACTGGTACGCCCCAGAAATCGAAGTGACCATTGGCAACCGGACCCAGCGCGCCGGCGTCAACAAACTCGAGGTGACTGCCGCCCGAGGCCAACCCGTTGCCACCGCCAGCCTGGAACTTTCCAATGTCCGCTTCGAATGGAACGGCGGGGCCAAGAACGGGGATCCTCTGGTCATCAAGTGGGGGCGCCGGGGGCAGGCTCTGGAGGCCCTGTTCGACGGCACGGTGAAGCAGGCTGAGCTTCGGGAGACCTTCAGAGTCCTGGGACTGTGCCGCTGCCGCGCGCTGGCCGACGCCAGGATCACCCGCACCTATCAGGAAGAGACTGTCGACGCCGTGGTCCGGCACCTGGTCGGTGGCCTTGGTTTCGCGTCCCTGGACTTGGACCCCTGTGACTTGGTGCTGGATCGTCTGCCACTTCACGGAGACTCGGTGGTCAATGCTCTGGACCTTCTTGGCCGCAGGTACTCCTTGGACCGGGCCTTCTGGGCGGATCCCAACGGCGGGTTCCATTGGAAGGAAGCCAACGAAGGCCAGGCCGCTGCGGCCAGATTCACCCACGGCGACGATGTGCAGGACTGGCAGCCTCTTCCGGGGAACGGACGACTGCTGACCGTGGCGGGCGCCAACATCTGGCACTCCCAAGTCATTGAGGTAGCTGAGAGGGACGGGACAGTCAGGAGGTACTTCGTCGAGCAGGTCAGGCACTCACTGGCCGGCCCCGGTGGAGGCCTTCGCACCAGCCTTTGGCTCAAGGAGGTCCTCCAATGAGCTCACGCCCCACCCTGGCGGACACCATTAAACAACTGGTCGAAGCCATCCGCCCGGACCTCCGGGCCTTCTTCCGCCCGTCGCTCCTGGGCAAGGTCGTGGCCGTGCATGAGGACGAGTACCGCGTCGATGTGGTCGTCGGCGAGACCGAAGACGACGAAGGACTGGCCCTGCCCAAGGTGCCTGTCTCGTCGCTGTTCGCCCAAGACGGCTACGGCGTCTGGGCGCTGCCAGAGGTCGGCGCCGAGGTGACTGTCTCATTCCACGACGGCGATGTGACTCAGCCGTATGTGGAGGCTCCTGGGTACTTCACCGGCGCGGCTCCCTCCGGGTACTCTGCCGGCACCATCGCAATCAGGGGCAAGCATGGCCAAGAAGTCATCATCCATCCGGACGCCGACAAGGTGACCATCCGCAGCGCGCAGATCCTCGTCGACGGCCAGGTGCTGCTCGGGGGCTCCGGGGCCTCTGGCGAGCCCGCGGCCTGCGGCAACCCCGTCCACCAGGCCCTCTCCACCATCATCAGCGTCCTCAAGACCGTCCCTCTGGGCATGTCGACCAGTCCTGGCAGCCCGATTGCCCCCAACCCGGCGGTGGCTGGCGCTCTGGCACAGGCCGAGTCCGCGGTCGCTGGTCTGCGCTCTTCAACCGTATTCGTGGCGAGGTGAGCATGGCCTATCCCCAAGAGAATCTGGGCTGCGACCTGCTGCTTGACTCCACCGGCGACCTGATGGTCGGGACCGGTGGTGACCTGGTGCTGACCCCCAACGGTCGGGTCTGCTTGCTGCAGGATGTCGCCAACCTCCTCGAGACCCTGCCGGGGGATCTCTTCTCGCACCCGACCTTTGGCGCAGGCCTGCCAAGACTGCTTGGCGAGGAGGACCGGCCGGAGTTTGAAGCCCTCGCGGGCAGAGCCATCTCCGACGCCCTGACCTTCGACGGATCCGTGGGCCCGCGCCTGGAACCGGAATCCATTGAGGTCAAGGTGACCCGTCTGGCAGAAGGCGACCCCCAGCGTGTGGCCAGGATCTCGGTTTCTTTCCAGGCCCTGGGCGAGACCTGGACTTGCCGCCTCAACCTCGTTTGGGGACTTGGTCAGGAAGTGATGAAATGACGCAGCCGGGAGAGATCCATCAGTCCATTCTTCTTAAGCTCGGCAACGCTGGGCTTGAACAGTATCCGAGCTTGCCAGTCGTGAACAGCGTCGGGCTCCGGATGCCGCAAAGCCTCTCCGGGCAACCACAGGATCTCCCGGGTCGCCCAGTTGACCGCGAACACGATAGTGTCATCCGTCCTCAGGTCATCGAACGGCAAAGAGATTTCCTTCCAGGTGCCGGCACTCCGCACAAAGACATCCAGGTACCGGACCTTGCCGCCCATTTCGGCCCGGATGACGCCGTCGACTATCTGGTCGCCGGATGCCGCCGAGAAGACATCCAACCCCGCGTGCACCAGCATCCCGAATACAAACTGCTTGGCCGCATCATCGCAGCGCTGTCGCCACTGTTGTTCCATCTCAGTCCTCCCGCGTTATCGGGGATCCAAACCTTCGTGGAGCCCCCAGCCCAGACGCCCATGGTATCCAAATGAGACAGGAAGGAACATCATGAAAATCCTCACCTATTCAGAAATCTTGTCCAACATGCTTACCTCTGTTGGCACCAAGACGCCCCTCACCAACTTCAACTCCGGCTCGGTCGTGCGGACCCTCTCGGAGGTTTTAGCACAGGTCGTGGCCGAGCTCTACGCCTTCGCCGGCGAGATGCTGAAGCAAGGGTTCCTTGATACCGCGACCGGCTTTTGGCTGGACCGCAAGGCCAATGAGTATGGCATCAACCGCAAGCCCGCCCTCAAGACCGAAGGGGTGGTCGTATTCTCCCGCAAGCTGCCCAAGGCCACCAACATCACCATTCCGGCCAACTCCATCGTCACGACGCCCAAGGACCAGAGCGGCGCCGAGTACAGGTACTTCACGACCCAGGCCGCCGTGCTGCAGGCCGGCGAGACCTCGGTGCAGGTACCGGTCCTCGCTGAGAATGCCGGCGCCGCTTACAACGCCGGGCCTGGCTCCATCACCAAGATGAAGGTCTTCCTCAACGGCGTCGATGCGGTCACCAACCCCGAGGGCTGGATCTCCGTTGCGGGCCTGGACGAGGAGACCGACAGCTCCCTTCGGCAGCGCTGTGTCCTTGCTTGGGAGACCCTGGCCCAGGGCGGCACCTCCGCGGCGTATGTCTCTTGGGCTCTCTCGGTGCCGGGGGTCAAGTCTGCCTTCGTCGACGACAACCTTCCGCGCGGGGAGGGCACCCTCAACATCTACCTCATGGCTGAGTCAGGCCCTCCTGACGGATTACTCCTGGCCCAGGTCCAGGCGGTCATCGACGCTCATCGGCCAATCACTGCCGACGCCCTGGTGCTGTCGCCGGAGGTGGTGACCGTACCAATCCAGGCAAGCCTCACGCCCCGCGCGGGCTGGGATGCTGAGGCCATCGACGCTGAAGCACGCCGGCGCCTGGCCGTCTACTTCGGGGAGCTCGAGGATCCCGCCGTCGTGGCCTCGCCTCTCGGGGTTGGCAAGGATGTGGTGGTCTCCCAGGTGGTGGCCCTCCTCATGGCAATCCCCGGGGTCTACTCCGTGGACCTCGTCTCTCCCCCGGCAACCGTCGTCATCGCCCCGGATCAGGTCCCAGCCCTGGGCACCATCACCCTCAATCTGGAGGCACCGTCCAATGAGTGACCGACGCCCCGCTGATACTGTGCCGCGCCTCTCTGACTACCTCTGGTGGCTGCTGCCGACCTTTCTCAAGAAGAAGGACCGTGAATCCTCACTGGTCGGGGCCCTCTGCACCGTCTGGGGCGGCCTGCTGGATGACGCCAGAACCACCGTTTCGGAGACCATCCCCCTGATGCTGGTAGAAACCGCCACCGGCGACTGGCTGGATCGCTTGGCCCGCGCCAGGCGGATCTTCCGGGGCGTGGGGGAATCCGATGAATCCCTGCGGACCAGGGTCCTGGCCGCCTACGCCATAAAGAAGAAGGGCGGCACCATCCCCGGGCTGATCGAGGGCCTCGCGGCCATCGGCTACGGCGTGGAGGTCCTGGAGCCCTTCAAAGGCACCGACAAGTGGTCCCGTTTCGTGGTCCGCCTGCTGACCTGGGACGGGATCGTCCAGGACCAAAAGATCGTTTTTGACGCCGTCCGCGCCCTCAAACCGGCTCACACGAAGGCCCATTACGACAGCATGTTGTCGCCGGCCACCTGGGACGACTGGCAGCCGGGAGACCCGGCCGAAGGACTCGATTCAGCGCAGCTCGATGAATGGCTGCCGTCAACGGAAGGAAACTGACCATGGCACAGAAACGCATCCACGACTACCGCGGCCCCCGCTCCTCGGAAAACCTCAACGACCACCTGGTGGGCATCGTTCCGCCCGGCGTCTACCAGGGCTTCCAGGTCAGCGCGCTTGGCGTCATCTCGCCGGGTGTCCTCCTCACGGCCGAAGGCGTGCGCATAGAGGAGACCGAGCCTATCCAGTTGCAGATCCCTGTCGGTGCCCCTGGGCTCCCCCGCACCGACCTGGTCGTCTGCGTCCACGAGTACCTCAAGACCGTACCGCCCGAGCCCGCCAGATACGAAGTCGTCACCGGGGTCCCGGGGCCGTCACGGCCAGTGCCGCCCCTCCCGGCCAACGCCATCCTCCTGGCCACCTGCCGCATGGAGATGGGGGGCGAGGTCTGGTACACGGCGACTCAGGCCAGTCCCCCGGCCAGGGTCGTCAATGCAGCCCTGCAGCCCGACCACACCTGGAAGATCCTGCGCGGGGCGCTGGGTGCCATGCTCGAACGGTACGACCCCAACACCGGGAAGCTGACGGTCCACCTGGTCGCGCCTGGCGCCCTGCAGGATGGCGCGGTCATCACCTGGGGCAACCCGGTCTTGTCCATGGCCGCCGCCGGCGTCGACCAGATCCTCGCCCTGCAGGAACTCCTGGAGGATCAAGTCGAGCTTCTGGAGACAGAAGACGGCCTCCTGGCCACGGCCATCGCCGGCCACAAGAACCAGTCTTCTGGAGCCCATGCCGCCTCGGCCGTGAGTCTCGCTGACGCAGCCGGGAGGTATACCGCCACGGAGGTCGAAGCCGCCCTCGCCGAGCTGGCCGGCGCCGGCAGGACCACCGAGACCGTCAAGGTGAACGCGGCTGCCATCGCCGACCTGCAGTCCGGCAAGCTCGACAAGTCTGGAGGCACCGTCACCGGCGACCTGACCCTCAACGGCAAGGTCACCTTCGACGCCGACGACGCAGCCAACATCGCCTTCGACGACTGGGTCGCCTTCAAGCGCACCCTCCCGGCCTGCGCCGGCCACTCCGGCCATTGGCTCTTCGCCGACGGCCACTGGACCTCCGTCAGCAGCCCCGGCTACCCGCGGTCCGTGAATGTGCCAGTGGAGATGTTAGACGGCGCCGAACTGACCGGCGTGGCCGTCCTCGTCGAAAACACCCACCCCACCGAAACCCGCGACCTGACCCTCCAGGTCATGGTCCTCGAATCCCCCGGCGGCATCTACTCCGAGCGGGCCACCCGGCTCAAGACACTGGCCGCCGGAGCGGCTGAACAAGTCACTGCCACCATTCTCACGATGCCCTTCGAAGGGCTGTTTCTCGACGACTGCGAGTTCGCCGAGATCGTCGTCTCCTCCGAGCAGGCCAATGTCAGGATTCGGTGCGTCCGGGCGGAGTACAGAAGGAAGAGAGTGGTCGTGTAGGCCGTCCCGGCCTATTGAACCCGCATGGCAGGCCGTCCGGAGCCATTTTCCTCGGGGATTGTTTTCTTAAATCAGAAAACCCCGTTTTTGCGCGTTGCGGCTCCAGGATCAGAAAACCCCGTTTTGGCGCGTTTCCCGGGGATTGTTTTCTTAACTCTGAAAACCCCGTTCTGGCGCGTTTCCCGTCGCTCAGAGGAAGCCGATCAGCCCGTTAAGGTTAACCGCCGGATATTGTCACCATAAGAGCGTAGTTCATCAACTCCAGGTAGCTTGGATATACGTCATAGCCGTCCGCACCAATTCCGGGCGACCGTCGCACTTTCCAGTAACCCACCTGACAAGCCATCCCCACTCGCAACTGATCCAAGACCCAAATTTCATCGCCTACTGTCCCACCTACAGACCATTCCGTTTCCCCAAGGGCGCCCGATACCGGATTCCCCCCAACAGCCACATTAATGTAAACCCCTTCAATGCCAGGAATATATACCCCCACACTCGGTCCGACCACGGTAATAGTTCCGCTCCACGCACTCAACAACGTATCCTGTCCCGAGTCATAATAGTCACCCGAAAATGCATCCTTATCATATTCTTCAGTATTCGGAAATGGAACTCCAATGCCCCAAATGCCGACCCCTAATGTAATGCCATTCCACACGACCCACCCCACCTCTCCACCATAGCTAACAGACGCACCTTCAACCGAAATACTAAGATCTACCGCCTCATGCCAGGGACCCCAATCGGGCTGCGGGACCGAAAACACACCCTCCGCAAACCCGGCACCAACCGAAGCCCGCCAAAATAGACCATCATGACACCTCAAGGAACGTTCCGGACAATTCCCGCCCGCCACCGCTACCGCGGGCGACATTATCAACGCTAATATTAATATACTGCCAGGCATCCTATCGCCCATTTTTACTTTAGCCCTCACTACGTGTGACTACCTTCTTCCATAGCTACCAACACCATCCCGGCCTCTCGCGCCATTCCTATCCACCACATCTCCCACATCACTCTACCGACCCACCCGACAACCCGGCCCCTGACACATAAACTCTTATTCAACCCGCACACCCCGACCACGCTCCCCAAACCCAGTAGACTTTTGCCCCTTCTATTCTCTGCCTATCGCCCCATTTTCCCTCCACCACTCATTAAACCAAATCGTCTCATCTCCGACCTAGCTTCAATCCAATCAATCTATCTGTCACCCCGCCATCTACCCCCATTTAGGGTATTCCGGCGGCGACACCACAATCAAGCGTCGTTGCCAAAATTTTCTGGTATGGCAACTCAAGTACCAAGTACACTCCGCAGTCCTAGAATTATATAATAGCATATATACTATTTCGGGCCAACGCTTGTTTTGCGCGCTACCTCGCTTAAGCAACATCAACCCCTCTGGCTCGTAAAATCCATAATCATCTCCCGATAATGCACGACCCGCAAAATATAACCCCGCAGGCCTCCAGTCGATAATCTTACCATCAAATACTGACGCAAGGCAAATATGACCAAAAAAGGGCCCTTCCTTCCATTCCCAATCATAAAGGCCCAAAACATCAATCTCATCCCTACACGTCCAATTACCCACGGACAGCCACAACTGTCCGTCACTTGAAAATGCGCCGCCACATACCTGAAATGGCTGTGCCCTATCGGTATCTACCATCTTAAAATGTATATCATAAAAATACCCCATATTGATGTCCTGATAACCGGATCTCTCGGCGAATTCGTCAAATTCCCCCAACGGAAAGAACCCTACAAACTCAGGAATACACACATCACTATCCGACAAATAAGCGAATGGCCTGCTTTCCTGCCCATCTTCGCCTGTCCGCTTAATGTCGACAATTTCATGCCTTGCGTCGTCACTAATACATCTACTCACATCATACACCAAAATCAGGTTTCTCGCCAACCCCTTGTCCAACTCCTTATCAACTCCCTGAATCCGCCAAGCCTCTATTGACGTGTACACTAACCCGTCCACTGGATTAAACGCACACCACCCGCACTGCGTCTGCTCTTCCCGTTTACCGGTAATCGGATTAACAAAAAAGAGCTGCCACTGCTTTCCGACAGCCGCCAGTTCCTCATCCACCCTTACCAAAAGAGCAGGAAGTAACTTATTTTTTGACTCAATCGGCAACCATACCCCGCCATCCCATAATGTCGCTGCCCCTATGTGGTCATATGAGCCGGGCCATCCTTTCCAAATCCACTCCAAGTCCGCCAATTTTAGCTCACGCTCCGGCTTTTCGATGTCAAACAAAGCGGACCTATCCAATCCGTTCCGGGCCCGCCACACATAACCCCGTTGACTAACAAAAATATATTGCAAATCACCACAAATGCCCTGATCCGACCTATTTTCATCCCGATGATCCGTTGACCGCTCTATCGTCGTCTCTCCCCATTTGGAAAGATTCGGAGCATCCCATGCACGATAGAGTTCAGACAGGCTCCGCGCATTCGGCAGATAAATACTGTCACTTAGACGTGTTTTAACGTCCGCCCATCTATACTCTTGTCCCATAGAAATTGTCTTGCGCCAAGAGTTCACGTACTGCTCTATTGCTAGCTCCTTCATTCGACTTATCGACCATGGATGGTCATACCCGAGTGCCCAAATACGCTCTCCAAACGACGCCGCCATAGTACCCCCATTCGACAGAAAAAGCGTAGTCCATACAGTTCTTGCAGCGTTGGCTCCTGTTGACCCATATACACTGTCAATCCTAATCTTACCCGCAATAATTTGGCAATCTCACAAAGGCATCAACGCTCTACCTGCCATGTTCTACCGTTTTCCCCCTGAAAACGAGGCGATTATCCCGGACAAGTTGGCCGGGGTCAAGGACCTTGACGAGGCAGGGGAAGAGTCATGTTGGAGAATCGGAAAGACGAGCAAGGTCGGTACCTTCCAGAGTTCCGGCTGGCGGTGCTTGGGGAGTCGCATCGGGGTGGGGTCTGGGCTGCGGTGGAGCGGTTCGGGGTGCCGTATAGCACTGTGCTGCACTGGCGGGGCGTAGAGCGGCGACGGGCGGGCGAGGCGGCCAGGACGCTGGAGGATCAAGGGCAGGCAGCGTCGTCTGTCGTGCTCCAGGCGGCGGCAGCCCCCACCCCTCCCTGGCCGCAGGCCGGGGAGGGCCCCCGTCAATGGCGGGTACACAGCCCAGAGGAGAAGGCGGCGGCGCTGCGGGACCTGGAGACGCTGGGCATCAGCGAGGCAGCGCTTCGGCATGGGGTGACCCAGCAGTGCCTCCGCAATTGGCGGCGGGCGGCCCTGGGTATCCCCCTGGGAGGGGCCCAAAGCGAGGTGGATGCCGGGGCCTTGGCGGCTGCGCCGGACCCGGTTGACAAGCCCGGCTCTGGGGTGCCAGGAGGGGTGCAGATCAGGGAGATTGATCGGGCTACCTTCGAGGCCATCACCGGCAGGCGGGAGGTCCCTGGCAAGCGGTACACGCCGTCCCAGCAGGCGGCTGCAGTTGGTGAGGCCGAGGCCCTGGGCGTGGCCCGGGCAGCCAAAAAGGCCGGCGTGACCAGACACTCGCTGTACCGCTGGGTCCGGCGGGCCCGTCGG